ATAGTTATAAAAATGTATAAAATAAAAAATGGAGAGTATAAATAAATATGAATAAAGATATTAAAGAAAAGAAGGCACTTTGGTTGACACCAGATATGCACGCTGCATTAAAAGAATTTGCAGATAAAAACTACATGAAACTTGAAGGAGCTGGTGAGTTCTTAATTAAGTTAGGCATTTGTTCACATAAAGAAGCAAAGACCAATGACTGAGTTTTTTACAACTGTAGAAGAGCAGAGACAACGATTAGCCAGAGAAAAGGCTGATAAGAATATAGCAGTCTACTACTATCAAAATGGTGCTGGTGAGCATTACAGATACATTAAGTATGAAAGTGGTAGAGAAGAATTAATTAACTTAAAAGATGATTGATTTTATACAACAAGTGCTAAGTGTGATTTTTTCAACAATAGGAGTCATAGCAGTATTAGTAGTTACTGGACTCTATTATCTATACAAAGATTAATGCCCATCAATTCAAGAACTAAAGGTGCTGCATTTGAACGTCTTATTGTTAATAAGATCAATGATTGTTTAGCCAAAGAAGGGTTAGAAGATAGAGTATCAAGAAACTTTGACCAATCATGGAAAGCTGGTTTAGCAGATATCTACTTTAGAAACTTTGCTATTGAATGTAAGAGATATGGCAAGAGCAATACTAATATGTATAGGCAAGAATGGTGGGATCAGGTTATTAAAAGTTCTGGTCAAGACTTTATACCCATTCTTATTTATAAGTTTGACCGCAAGCCAATTTATGCAGTAGTACCAGCTTGGCTAGTATCTTCTGCTCCAAAGAATAATCAAATTACTTATATGTGTCCTCTGGAAGAGTTGTGCCAAAAAATTACTAAAGTTATAGGAAAAACAAATGTATCAAGATGATGAATTTGAAAGGTTTTGCAGAGATAGATACGAAAAGATCAATAAGGCATGTGAAATTTTAGGAATCATAAATGAAGAGAGTTACGAGAGCTACAAGATGTCCAATTATGAATATCTTGAACGCATTTATATAAACAGTATAGGCGATAGAACTATACATTAAGAAGGAGAGAATGAAGAATGAGTACGATATTTGAAAATGATGTAAGTGAAACTGGTACTAGTTTTATTATGCATAAAAATGCTGACAAGAATTGGCATGCAGGCGGTGAGGTAGTTGGTTTAGATAAGATAATGATATGCCCAGATACTATTAAAACAGGTTGGGGTTTGTGGAATGGTACTTATGAAACTAAATACTCTGATGTACCTTTTGTAAAAATACCAAAACCTGAAGATGGCTACAAAGAAGCATTTAGTATGAATATTTATACAAATGATAATAAGCAATATTTATGGTCTAGGTTTAGCTTTGGTGAATATCAGGCATTTAAAAAGTTAGCAGTACAGTTCTACAAAGACATAGAAACTAATAAAGGCAAAGTGCCAGTATTTGAATACACTAATACCCATGAGGTAATTGAGCTAAAAGCATTAAACATCAATGTACCTTTATTTAAATTTTTAGGATGGAAGGATAGACCAGCAGATTTTGTTGTTCCTGTATGGGAAGAGCCAATGATAGCAGATGGTGAAGTTAGTATGAGTGAAAAGGTTGCAGCAGCAACGCAAGCTCAGATAGATAGACAAGAACTAACTGACGATGATATTCCATTCTAAATGCAAGATTACGATTGGCAAAAAATAGCACCTGATGTAGCAAGGCAAATACTAGGTGAACCAAAAGTACAGAAGTCAGATGAATGGCGATGGGGTGCTAAAGGTTCATTAGTATTTACCCTTGAAACAGGTCAGTTCTATGACTTTGAAGAAGGTCAAGGCGGTGGTGTTAAATGGCTAATTGAAAGGCATGGAAAAGATGTCTCAGAAGTTCTAAAACAGTTTGGTCATGATCTTACTTTACAAACCCCTAGCTCCACTGTAAATGGCAGTACCCATATTGCCAGTAAAGTAAGATCATTCTCTAGGGAGCAAATGGTTGATCTATATAGACAATCAGAAGTCAAAGTTAAATATGCAGATAACTTTATGGTGTTAAGGCACTCAGCTTTGCCTATGAAGTATGCACCTTTTAGCTTAAATCCTAATGGCACTTGGTCAATGAAAAGACCAGAAGGTTTATTACCACTATATATAACAAACAAACACCCAGAGAAACCTGTAATAGTCAATGAGGGTGAGAAAGCAATGCGTGGAGCAGCACGAATCTGGGATTATGATGTTTGCTGTTGGCATGGTGGTGCTACAGGATGGAATAAAACAGATTGGTCAGGTATTTATGGTAGAGATGTTTATGTCTGGGCTGATAATGATGAAGCTGGTATTAAATGTGCTAATGAAATAGCTAAAGAATTAAAGGCAAATGGATCTAAAGTTAAGGTTATACAGCCACCTGAAACATTTAATGATAAAGATGATTTATGGGATGCTGCTGAACGTGGTGATTTTACGCATGATTCATTAACTAAATACATAGAAACAGTACAAGAAAAGAAGGAAAAGGGATCTATAACCTTTACTAGAGCAGATGAAGTATTAAGTCAGGTAACTAATCCTAATTGGTTAATTAAAGATGTTGTAGAAACTGAGTCTTTAATGCAGATATATGGTGCTCCTAAAAGCGGTAAATCATTTGTAGCTATTGCTATGAGCTGTGCTATTGCATCTGGTCAAGACTTTTATGGGAATAAATCATTTAAAAAGCCAGTGCTATATATATGCGGAGAAGGGCAAAGAGGTGTTAAGAGAAGGCTATCAGCTTGGCAACAAGCACAATACAGCTTAAAGGCGATACCTTTATACCTATCAGATAGAGCTGTAAGAATTGGTGATAAAGATGATTTTGAGAGATTAACCCAAGAAATAGAAGCAATTAAAGCTATAGAGGGTGATATAGGAATGATAGTAGTAGATACATTCCAGAGAAACTTTGGTGGTGGTAATGAGAATTCAGCAGAAGATGTAGGTAATTTTATACATCAATTAGATGGTCTTATATCTGTATATGGCTGCAACGTATGTATTGTTCATCATTCTGGGCATGAAGGTAATAGAGCAAGAGGATCAAGTGTTATTGGTGCTTCATTAGATTATGAATTTAAAGTGCAAAGAACAGATAAAAATGAAGAGATGTTTGTATCTTTTCAACAAACACTTAATAAAGATGGTCAGGGAATGGCTGAGAAGAACTTTGTATTTAAAGAAGTAGATCTAATAGGTGAAGGATTGGAATTAACCAGTGGGTTCTTAGAGCTTACTGATATAGATTTTAAGTCTAAAGATAAGCTGACATATAAACAAAAATTAGTATTAGAAGCATTAGAACGTGAGTCTATTTTTGCTGATAAAGACCACCCTGAAGATCATTACTTTTTTCCAAAAGATCTAAAAGACAAGGTAAGAGATTCCAATGGAAACATCATGTCAGTTGAAAGTATTAAGAAATTATTAAAAAAATTAGTTGAATTAGAGGAAGTTAAGTACTTAGAAACAGTTGGATATCAGTCTGCTGAGTACCATAAATTAGCTCCTAAGTTTGAATAGCAGGGAAGTAGAGGGAAGTTAGAGGGAAGAATGAGGGAAGTTTTATACCAAAATCAACAATTAACAGGGAGGGAAGGGATATATACCTATAGGTATATCCCTGTTCCCTGTAAATGATCCCTATGAAAAATTATTTACAAGAAACATTAGAAAAACAATTAAAAGATTTTAGATCTTATGAAACTTCTATAGAACGTGAGTGGGGTGGTAAGAAGAGATTATTTAAATGTGTTGATGCTCAGTTAGAGATTAAGTTCTGTAAAGCACAAATGTTATTTGATGAATCTTTAATTGAATCTCCTGTAAAGAAAAAGATTGAGATGATTGAAATGATGTATAGAGCATATTCTGCATTGGTAGATAAAGCTGCTGATAATGGCTACAGCAAATTAGAAGATGATTTTAGATGCTACAAATACAGAGACAATAAGATAGCTATTGTTTGTGATACAGATACACAAATACCTAGATTAAAAGAATTGCATGGATCTGATAAAGATGTGGTGCTTTTTAGTGTTGAAGAGTTGTTTAGGTTTATGCACCCAGATTATCTATCAGCCAAAGAAACATTTAAGAAAAAGAATCTGGACATTATGTTTAAGCGAGTGAGTTTTACATGACTAAATGGCATGGCGGTAAAGGGAGTAAGAAAAGACCAATGGACATAGACCAAGAACAATTTGATAAAAATTTTGAAGCCATTTTTGGCAAAAAGAAAAAGGAGAAAGCAGATGCCAATAAAACTAAAGGCAAGCCAGCAGATAAGGGATAGAGCTACAGGTAAGACAACTGCTGAGCATTACTATCTAAAGAGTATGACGATTAAAGATCTAAATGATTACATTGAATCATCTAGTGCAAAGAAGAAGGTCATACAAAAATGTAGAAACGAATTAACAAGGAGAAGCAAATGAAAGCAGATTTAGTAAACAAACCACCGCACTACAACAAGGGTGGCGTTGAGTGTATTGATTACATCAAACAACAGTTGGGTAGCAACTATCCAGCGTATCTGGAAGGATCTGCAGTTAAGTATTTGCATAGACATAAATATAAAGATGCAAACATACAAGACTTAGAGAAGTGTGTTTGGTACTTGAATCGCTTGATAGAACACTACAACAATTTATAATTATCATAGTGAAAATAAATAAAGATAAATTAAAAGAGAAGATCAAACAGGGTAAGTCTAGCCATGATATAGCTATGTCTTATGATGTTCACCCATCAACAGTAAGACGAAAGGCAAAAGAATTAGGACTGAAGTTTGAGACTCAAACATGGTGGAGGAAGAAATGACTGTAAGTATAAAGATTGAATCTAATGTTAAAGAGCTGAATAAAAAGTTAGGTATGTTTCAAAAGAAGCACATGCCTGAGATAGTTTCTGAATCTATAAATGAGGTAGGTGTTAAGAGTGTTAATGCTATGAGAGCTCAATTACTTAAAAAGTTAGATAAGCCAACTAAGTTTACATATACAGGTGTTAAGTTATTTAAAGCAAAAGCAAGAGACTTATCTGCTTTAGTATTTATACCTGATATACAGGCTAAGTATTTAAAGAGACAATTTGAGGGCGGTATGAGAACACCAGAGAGAAACAAGATACCAGTACCTGTAGACAAGGGAAAGATAAATGCTTTTGGTAATATTAAAGGTAAAAGAAGTGGTTTAATTAAAAGAAGCACAGAGTTTATGGGCAATGTTAAAGGCATTGATGGTGTTTGGAGAAGAACAGGTGGCAAGCGTAATCCTAAGTTGAAGCTGATAGTAGCTCTTGAAAGCTCAGTTTTTTATAGAAAGCGTATTGAGTTCTATAAAACAGTTACAGGTGTTGTGCAGAAGAATATGGATAAAATATTAAATAAGAACCTAAGAAGGGTGGTTGGCAAATGATAGGTTCTTCTACAGCAAAGTACGTGGGTTATTCGCAATCGCATTCTTTTTTTAGCGTCAGCCTAGATCTAATAGGGTAATAAACGCACTGTATGGCTACACAAAGAGAGGTTGCAGACCATTTGGATTTATCAGTTAAAAGAGTCTCAGAATTGATTAGAGATGGTATCTTACCTTCAAAACAAGGTAGAAGTCCTTTGAATATAGATGTTTGCAGAGTTGCATATATCTCATACCTAAGAAAACTTGGTGGCTATCATAAACGTAGCGGATCTGGTGATATTGCTGAAGAAAAAACCAAACTAACTGCTGCTCAGGCTAGAAAAGCTGAATTAGAAGTAGAAGAGTTAGAAGGTAGCTTAATACCATCACAATTGGTTGAAGATACTTGGGTTGATTATGTAGCTAATGCTAGAGCAAAGCTATTAGCACTACCATCAAGAGTTGCACACCAAGTTATTACTATAGATACATACTCAGAAGCAGAGGAATTAATAAAAGATCAAGTGCATGAAGCATTAGATGAATTAGCACAACATGGAATACCTAAAAAATATAGACAAAGTAGTGAGCAAGACCAATCAGATATGGAAAGCTCCACCAACACTTAAAATATCAGAGTGGGCGGATAAGTACCGCAGACTATCACCTGAATCTTCTGCTGAAGCTGGTCAGTGGAGAACTGATAGAGCTGAATACCAGCGTGGTATTTTAGATGCCTTTAACAATCCAAACATAGAACGTATAGTTGTAATGACTAGTTCTCAGGTTGGTAAGACCGAAATTTTACTTAATGCTATTGGTTATTACATTGACCAGAACCCATCCCCAATGCTTTGCGTACAGCCAACATTAGCAATGGGACAAGCATTTAGTAAAGATAGACTTGCAGCCATGATAAGAGATAGTGATAAGTTAAAAGATTCTGTAAAAGATGCTAGAAGCAGAGATAGTGGTAATACAACTATGCACAAAGCATTTGCTGGTGGTCATATCTCTATAGTTGGTAGCAACAGTGCTAGTGGACTTGCTTCAAGACCAATCAGAATCCTATTAATGGATGAAGTTGATAGATATGAAACAAGTGCTGGCTCTGAGGGATCTCCAATATCACTCGCAATAGCAAGAACCAAAACATTCTGGAATAGGAAGATCTTTATGTGTAGCACTCCTACTGTAAAAGGTATATCTGCAATTGAAGATGCTTTTGAAGAATCAGATCAGCGTTATTACCATGTACCTTGCCCAGAGTGTAATCATAAACAGGTTTTAAAATGGAAAAACGTAGTTTGGGATGATGAAAAACCAGAAACAGCTAATTACGCATGTGATGGATGTGGTGCTGTTATTAGTGAATCTAAAAAACAGTGGATGATTAAGAATGGTGAATGGATAGCAACTAAACCAACAAACAAAGTAGCAGGATTTCATATCTCAGAGTTATATAGTGTTTGGTCTACATGGGCTGATATGGCAAAGAACTTCTTAGAAGCTAAAAAGAATCCAGAAACATTAAAAACATTTATAAATACAAGTCTTGGCGAAAGCTGGGAAGAGCAAGGTGATGCTGTTGAATATGAAACACTACTTGAACGCAGATTAAACTATGACTTTACTAACATTCCAGAAGAAGTATTAGTTCTAACTGCTGGTATAGATACACAAAAAGATAGATTAGAGTTGCAATTAGTTGGATGGGGTAAAGACTATGAAGCATGGGTATGTGATTACAAGATATTTTGGGGAGATCCAAATTCTTTAAATGTTTGGAATGATCTTGATGCTTATCTTAAAAAAAGATTTAAAACAGATTCAGATAGAATCATACCTATATCTTGCACCACTATTGATTCAGGTGGACACCATACCAATATGGTTTATCAATTTACTAAGCCAAGACAAGGTAGAAGAGTCTTTGCAATTAAAGGTTTATCTACTGCTGGTAAGCCTATAGCTAATAGACCTACATTTGTTGGTAAAAACAAAGCTGTTCTTTATGGTGTTGGTACTGATAGTGCAAAAGAAGCTGTTTTTGCTAGATTAGCAACTGATCCTGATCAAACTACCTTACATTTCTGCTCAGACCTTGATGAAGAATACTTTAAACAGCTTACAGCAGAGAAAAGAATCACTAAGTTTGTTAGAGGAAGAAAAACCCTTGCTTGGAAGCAGATAAGACCAAGAAATGAAGCATTAGATACTTTAGTCTATAATTTTGCAGCTATTTACATCTTAAACCCTAATTTTGAGAGTATTGAGCATAAAATACTAACTCAGGAGTCTAAACCTCAACAAAAATCACAAAATTCACCGCAAAAAGGCATAAATAGAGGTAATTTTGCTACTTCTTGGAAATAAATATATAAATATCATACCCAAGAGTTGACAATTGGGTTATGCACCTTAGTGTTATTAGTAGATTAATCTAATAATAATTAACGAGGTTTTTGCTTGTCTAACGCATTTGATAGAGAAAACTACCCAACAAAAGAACCTAGTACACTTGTATTGGGTGATTTTTGGGCATGGAAACGTGACGATTTAGCTGAAATCTATCCCATAGCATCATATTCACTTACTTTTGAGTTTCATGAAGATTCTGGTGGTGGCGGTAATCATAAATTCACACTTACTGCTGTAGAAGCTAATTCTACTTATTACATAGAAGCAGCATCATCATCTACAACTGGTTATTCAGTTGGTGATTATATCTGGGAAGCATATATAACTAAGACTTCTGATTCAAATAGAATCATGGTGGACTCAGGTAGAACATCAATTACCGAAAATTTAGCTAATACAAATGCTGATCTTAGAAGTCATGCAAAAAAAGTAATTGATGCAATAGAAGCTGTTATTGAAAACAGAGCATCAATGGATCAAAGCTCAATGTCTATTGCTGGTAGATCACTATCCAGAATGTCTATAGATGAACTTATGACATTTAGAGATAGATATAAAGCTGAATACTTAAAAGAAATAAAACTAGCAAGAATTAGAAACGGACAGGGTACAGGAAATACACCCAAGGTAAGGTTTACTAAATAATGGCATGGTATAGCAGAATTTTAGGTTTAGATGATCCTAAAATACAAAAAAAACAAACATTCAAAAGAAGTTACTCTGGTGCTAACACTGGAAGGCTATTTGCTGACTTTATTACATCATCTACAAGTGCTGATGCAGAAATTAAAGACAATATAAGAATATTAAGAGACAGAGCTAGAGAATTAGCACGCAATGACTCATATATATCAAGATATCTTAACTTAATGGTATCTAATGTTATTGGTAAGCATGGAATCAGAGTATCTTCAAAAGCAAGAAATGATGATGGATCACTGGATATAGGTGCAAACGTACTTATTGAACGTGCATGGAAGGAATGGTCTAAGGTTGGTAATTGTACTGCTAATGGCAGATTAAGTTTTTTAGACTGCCAAAAAATCTTTATTGAATCTTTATGCAGAGATGGTGAGGTATTAATTAGGAAGATTAAGTCTAATGAATCACCTTTTGGATTCACATTACAGTTTTTAGAAGCAGATCATTTAGATGAAACTAAGAATGACTATTACAAAGGCACTGGCAATAGAATAAAGATGGGTGTTGAGGTAAATAAGTACGACAAACCAGTAGCTTATCACTTATTTAAAGAACATCCTTATGACAGAACATACATGGGCAACATAGAACACATTAGAGTGCCAGCAGATGAAATAATCCACGCTTACTTACCACAAAGAGCAGAACAAACTAGAGGTATATCTTTAGTTGCAACTGCTATGGCTAATGTAAAGATGTTAAATGGCTATTTGGAAGCTGAAATAGTAGCTGCAAGAGTTGGAGCTTCTAAAATGGGATTCTTTACTTCGCCAGATGGTGATGGATATGTTGGTGATGGTCAATTTGAAGATGGATTTAATCCTACAACTAATGCACAAGCTGGTGTTTTTGAACAATTACCAGCAGGTATGGATTTTAAAGCATTTGATCCTACACATCCCACATCTGCATTTGATTCTTTTACAACTAGCGTATTAAGAAGCATAGCTTCAGGTTTAAATATTTCTTATCACTCATTATCTAATGATTTAACTTCAGTTAATTACAGTTCAATAAGACAAGGTGCTTTAGAAGATAGATCTATGTATATGATTTATCAGCAGTTTGTAGTTGAGCATTTTATTAACCCTGTATTTCAATCATGGTTAGAAATGGCTATATCAACAGGCTATATCAACCTACCAATAGGTAAGTTTGATAAATTTGCTAATTCAGTAAACTTTATACCTAGATCATTCTCTTGGATAGATCCATTAAAAGAAATGCAAGCCAATGTTGTTGGTTTACAAAATGGAACTTTAACTTATGCAGACATATCTGCTTCTTATGGAAGAGATACAGAAGAATTATTTGAACAACATCAAAAAGAAATAGAACTAGCAAAACAATACGATATTGAAATAGCTTATCAACCATTTGGTCAGAAACTACCTGTAGAAGCAAAGATACAGGGCGGAGATGATGATGAGTAAACCTAATCAAGGCATGAGAGCTGAAGCACAAAAAGGTTTAGATTGGCGTGAAGAATTTGGTAGAGGTGGCACTAGAGTTGGAGCTGTAAGAGCAAGACAAATAGTAGCAAATGAAAATCTATCTGATGAAACCATAAAAAGAATGTATAGCTATTTCAGCAGACATCAAGTTGATAAGCAGGCAGAAGGATTTAGTTCTGGTGAAGATGGTTATCCCTCTAATGGAAGAATAGCTTGGGCGTTATGGGGTGGAGATGCTGGATATAGCTGGTCAAAAAGATTGGTTGAACAAATGAAAAAAGATGAAGATAGAGCTATGCCTGATGCATTAAAGATAGGCGATTTTGTAAGCTGGAATAGTGCTGGTGGTAGAGCTAGAGGAAAAATAATTAAGATTGAAAGGGATGGAAAAATAAACATTCCTAATAGTGAATTAACTATTACTGGAACTGAAGATGATCCAGCAGCCTTAATACAAGTTTATAGAAGTGGTGAACCTACAGATATTGAAGTAGGACATAAGTTCAGCACTTTAACAAAAATTAATCCTATAAGGGATTTTAACGATTTCAATTCTAATGAATTGGAAAAACATCCACTAAATAGTGAGGAGAAATCTATGAATAAAGAAGATAGACATATCCTTAATGTTAGTGAAACTGACAACACTGTTGTTGTTGAGTTTGCAAAGCATGAGGATGTAGAACATGAAGGTGAAGAAGTAGAGATAACTGATGAAGTATCTATGTCTGATTCAAATGAAGAAGAAAGAAATGTAATTAATATGCCTATGAAATATAGAACTATTGATTTATCTCGTTCTGAATACATTGATGAAGAAAAAAGAATGGTACGCGTTGGAGTCTCTTCTGAAGAACCTGTTGAAAGAAGTTTTGGCATGGAAGTGCTAGGACATTCTGCTGATGATATAAACATGGAGTTTATTTCATCTGGAAGAGCACCATTACTCTTGGATCATGATATGAACAAGCAAATTGGTGTGATAGAAGAATTTAAACTTGATGAGACTGCTAAAAGGACAATAGCAGTAGTTAGATTTGGTAAATCTGCTTTAGCTCGCGAAGTTTTTGAGGATGTAGCTGATGGTATTCGTATGAATATATCTGTTGGTTACAGAGTCGATAAATTAACAAGAATGAACAAAGACGATGAAACATATTACAAAGCTGAATGGACTCCTATGGAAGTATCTTCTGTATCAGTGCCAGCAGATCAGAGTAGGTTAGTCGGAGTTGGTCGTTCTAAAGATAAACAAAAAACACAAACAACAAAGGTGAAAATAATGGAAAACGAAAAACAAGAAATTAATCTTGATGAAGTTAGATCACAAACTGTTGCTGAAGCTAAAGCTGAATTCAAAAGAAATTCTAAAGAAATCATAGACTTAGCTGTTAAGCACAATAAAAGAGATCTAGCTGATAAAGCAATCGGTGATGGCATTTCTGTTGAAGAATTTAGAGGTGTATTATTAGAAAATATTTCTAACGACACTCCTTTAGAAACTCCTTCAGAAATTGGTATGACTAAAGAAGAAGTAAGAGAGTTCTCATTAGTGAGAGCAATCAATGCTTTAGCAAACCCAACAGATAGAAGAGCACAAGAAGCTGCTGCATTTGAATTTGAATGTTCAAACGAAGCTGCAAGAATACAAGGCAAATCTGCACAAGGTATTATGATGCCAGCAGATCTACTAAGATCTTGGGGACAAAGAGACTTAAATACTTCTGATGATGCATCCTTAATAGCACAAGACTACAGAGGTGGTGACTTCATAGACGTATTAAGAAACAAATCTTCAGTAATGAACGCTGGAGCTACTATGCTTAGAGGATTACAAGGAAATGTTGTAATACCTAAGAAAACTGCTGCTTCTGCTGCTGCTTGGATAGCAACAGAGGGCGGAAATAGTGGTGAGAGTGAGTTTACAGTTGGTTCAGTAACAATGTCTCCAAAAGTAATTGGTGGACATACTGAAATGACTAGACTTATGCTTCAACAGTCAAGTTTAGATGTTGAAAACCTAGTAAGAAATGACTTATCTGAAGCTATTGCTCTTGCAATTGATTTAGGTGCTTTAGCTGGTTCTGGTTCTTCAGGACAGCCTACAGGTATTTCTGCAACTTCAGGTATTAACACAACAACATTTGCTGCTGCAACACCTACTTTCAGTGAGTTGGTAGCGATGGAGTCGGCTGTTTCTGCTGATAATGCTTTACAAGGTTCTTTAAAGTATATTGCTAAACCTTCAGATTGGGGAACTCTTAAATCTGTAGATAAAGCTAGTGGCTTTGGTCAAATGATCGTTGGCTCAGATGGTCAAATTAATGGCTATGACGTTGTCAGATCTAACCAAGTTACTGCTGGTGATTACTACTTTGGTAACTTTGCAGACTTATTAATTGGTCTTTATGGATCTCTTGATATTACTGTTGATCCTTATACTCATTCAAAATCTGGAACAATCAGAGTGGTTGCTCTTCAGACTTGTGATGTAGCTGTAAGACATGCAGTAAGTTTCTGTAAATCAAGCGACTAATTAGTTAATGCTTAAATGGAATGGTGGGGGAAACTCCACCATCTTAAATATGAAAAATTACTTAATTTTAAAAGACACTATGGCAGCAGGTAAAAGAGTTTCTGCTGGAGACATAGTTGAACTAGATGTAGATGTTGGCAATCAATTAGTTGGTTATTTTAAAGCCGAAGAAACTACAAAAAAATCAAAAACAAAAAAAGCTGACAGAAGTGTTGGTTTAGAAACTTCAGAAGTAAAAGCTCCTAAAACAAGAGCTAAGAAGTAATTATGCCTTTAGAAAGTGCAGCAGATTTTAACTCTTACGTTGACATTAATACTGGTCATGGAGTTACTGCTACATTTTTTGAAGTACAAAATTCTTTATGGGATCAAAGATTGGGATTAATAGATACTTGGTATGACATAGACTCTGGAAACAGCACAAATATCAATATCATTATAGATCAAGAATATTTTAATATTGAAGGTGGCACTGTTCCTGTTGCTGGCTACCAGCCAAGAGCAATAGTTAAATCCAGTGATGTACCTTATATATCCCAACAAGATAGATTGGTTGTTAATGCAATAACAACTAATAAAGGAAGCGTATTAAAACCAGAGACTACTTTTTTTGTAAGAACTGTTGAGCCTGATAATACAGGTCTAGTTTCTTTGGTTTTAGAGGAACAATAATGTCTGAATATAGATTAGAGACTGAAGAAGATATGTCTGCTTATTTGGATATTGAATATGGACATGGTGTTTCTTCTGTTTACACAAATAGCAGTGGTACTGCTGCAACTATTAACATTATTTTAAATAATGAATATGTTGAGCAAGAAGAAGGAATAGGTGTTGAAGCATTAAAGCCAATAGCTTATTGCAGAACTGTAGATGTTCCTAGTATTGCATTTGGTAATACTTTAAATGTATCTGCAATTAAAGATGTTGATGGAAACATTTTAAAAGCAGCACAAAATTATACTGTTGTTAATATCCAGTCAGATAGAACTGGTTTTTCAGCATTGATGTTGGAGAAAATATAGTGGCAAATCATGTAAGACAACAAGTGCGTGAATATTTTGGTACTACTTTAAACAACTTAACAACAACTGGATCAAGAGTGTATGAGTCCAGAGTTTATCCATTAGAGACAGTTCCAGCTTTAGTTATTTATACAAAGTCCGAAACATCTGAGCCAATAGTAATAGGCACGGATAGATTAATGAGTAGAGATCTAAGTGTTGTTGTAGAGGGCTATGCAAAAGCTGTAAGCAATTTTGACGATACTATAGACACGATAAGTAAAGAGGTTGAAGAAGCTATTGCTGCTGATAGAACATTAGGTGGATTAGCAAAAGATACTTATCTGGAATCTACTGAAATTGAATTTAACGCGGAAGGTGAGAAACCACTTGGGTATGTCTCAATGACCTTTCTAACTAACTACTATGTCAAGGAAAAAAATCCTGACGTAGCATTATAGAGGAGACAAATTATGAAAATGATTAGTCCAGATGGCAATATTTCTATAGATGCTCATCCGTCAAAGGTTGAGTCATATTTGAATATGGGTTGGAAAGAAGAAGCAGCCCAAACAATTAAATCTTCTTCAAAAAAAACTAAAAACGAGGTAAAAGAAAATGGCGATACATAAAGGAAGTGAAGGTACAGTCCACGTTGGAACTGATGCTGTAGCTGAAATTAGGTCTTATTCTGTTGAAGAGACTGCTGATACTCTTGAAACAACATCTATGGGTGATGCTGCTAGAACTCATTTAGCATCATTAACATCCTTCTCAGGAAGTTTAGATGTGTATTGGGATGAAGCAGATACAGCTCAAATAGCTTTAACTGTTGGATCAAGCGTAACTATTAAGTTCTATCCAGAGGGTACAGCTAGTTCTGCAAAATACTATTCAGGTACAGCTATTGTGACTGGTGTTTCAAGAAGTGCATCATTTGATGGATTGGTTGAAGCTAGTATTTCTGTTCAAGGAACAGGTGCTTTAACACTAGCAACAGCATAGAACTATGAAAATAATAGATAAGGCTAAAGCTCATTTTGATTCATTAGAAATCAAAGAGATTGAGATACCTGAATGGAGTGAAGGAGATGAGGTTCTTAAAGTATATGCAAAGCCATTAACACTTGCAGAAATGTCTAAATTGCAACGATATGCAAAAGATGATGATGTGGCGTTGATGGCTTATTGCTTAATACATAAAGCCTTAGATTCTGATGGTGAAAAAGTATTTGATCTATCAGATAAGAATACGCTTATGAATGGTGTAGATAAAGATGTGCTTGCAAGAGTTGCAACTGAAATCATGTCATCACCAAGCGTAGAACAACAAGCAAAAAAGTAGCAGAGGATAAGGACTTATTTGCTAAATATTATCTAGCTGAAATGTTGCATTGCACACTTCAGGAGCTAGAAGAAAAAATGACCTTATCCGAGTTTACAGGATGGTTAGCATACTTAGAGGAAAAGAATAGGCAGATAAAAAATGGCAACTGATTATAAATTAAGAATTAAAGCCCAAGATCAATCTAAAAAAGGTTTTAATTCAGTTAATAAAAATATTAACTCAACGCAACAGTCTATGAAAAAATTAGCTGGTGCTTTTGCTGGTGTTTTTGCTGTAAGACAGATTGTGCAATTTGGAAATGAAGCATTACAGTTGGCTGATAATATTGGTAAAACTGCTGATAGTTTAAAAGTATCTACAGAATTTTTACAAAAATATCAATTTGCTGCTGGTCAATCAGGAATGTCTACTGAAGAATTTAATAAAAGCATGATGGTTTTCTCAAAACTTGTTGGTCAGGCTAGTATTAGAACATCTGAAGTAGGAAGAACTCTTGAAAAGTTTGGTATACAAATAAAAGATGCTAATGGTGAAAGCAGGGCTGTTGAAGATGTTTTTTTAGATTTAATGAAAGCATTAGATGGTGTTGAAAATGCTTTTGAAAGAAATGCAATTTTAGCAGATGTTTTTGGTAGGGCTGGTTTAAAAATGTCAGTTCTAATGAAGGATGGTTCTGAAGCTATGAAAGATTTAGCAGAATCTGCTGATGGCATAATGACTGAAGAAACTATAAGAAAAGCAGAAGCATTTAACGACACAATGGCAAGATTAAAAAGGCAAATTCTTATGCCATTACAAAGTGCTTTTATTAATACATCTAAAGCCATTCTTGATTTTGCTGAAGCTATGGGTTTAATCAAGCCTGATTTGTTCACTAAAAGTACAGAACAGCTAAATACTGCTTTAAATGAACAAAATGATATTTTAGATAGGTTACTAGTAACTCGAAAGGGTATTAATAAAAGTAATTATCAAGGTTTAGCACAAACTGATAGACAAATAAAAAAGGCTGAAGAAGAAATTGCATTATTAACACAGGCATTAGAACAAAGAAAAAAACAAGCTGAAATTGCAGCAAGGCTAAAAGCAAATACAGATGAAAATAATGCTTCTGAAAATAATCTAAATAACACAATAAAAGAAAGTATTTTAATAACAAAAGATTTTGCAGATACAGTAGAAGGTCAATTAACAAATGCTTTTAAAAACTTCTTTGATGCAACAAATCAACAATTTTTAGATTTTAAAGATTTAGCTACCTCTATTGCTAGAGCAGTAATAAATGAATTAATAAATGTTTTTATTATTCAAAAAGCTGTTGGAATGGTTAAGGGTAAGATTGGCGATATACAAAGTGCTATTGAATACAATAGATTAACTGATGGCGATACTTTGTTCCAATCTAGCAACGAAGGTGGTGGTTTTACAGGTATGGGTGTAAGAGCAGGCGGTATAGATGGTAAGGGTGGATTCCCTGCAATATTACATCCTAATGAAACTGTTATTGATCATACAAAAGGTCAGGGTATGCAATCAGCTCCTACAGTCAACTTCAATATATCAACAGTAGATGCTGCTGGATTTGACCAGTTGTTAGCATCAAGAAAAGGATTGATAACATCAATCATAAACAATGCCATGAATAATCAAGGCAAGATGGGAGTCGTATAATGTCTGGTCAATTTCCTACTAATCCAAATTTTAGATCTTTAAATTTTAAAGATAATAGACCTACATTAATAAACCAAACTTTATCTGGTAGAAAACAAGTGAGACAAATAGGATCTCAATATTTTTCTTTTACAGTTGCAATGCCACCTTTACAACAAGAAAAGAGTCAGGAAATATTTGCATTTTTACAAAAACAAAAAGGTTCTTTTGAAGACTTTACTATAGTTGCACCACTAGATAATTTAGGTGCTGGCAAATCAGAAACAGATATTCAAGTAGTAGGAAGTCATGTATCAGGAGATGCTTCTATAGTATTAGATGGATTTACAGCCAATCAAACAGGTGCTTTAAAATCTGGTGATTTAATTAAATTTGCTAATCACTCTAAGGTCTATATGGTGCAAACAGATATTGATGCTAATAGTTCTGGTCAATTAACTGTTCTTATATCACCAAACTTAGTAACAACTCTTGCAGATAATGAAGCTGTTACTGTAAACAAACCAAGTTTTACTGTTTATTTAGAAAGCAATGAGATTATGTA